GTATGTAGAGGAAATGAACGTGGTATGGATTGACGAAACGAATGACGTTAACCACTTTATCTCGACTTGTTACGCCGAACATTTTAAGCAGCCGATTGATTTTGCGATTGTTGATTTTATTCAAAAAGTCAAAGACGGGCATAGCAACAAAAGCCGGACGCTGGAAATTGCCGACATTGACACAAAGTTGAAGTTAATGGCAAACAGCCTTAATATCCCTGTCATCGCCTTAGCGCAGATTTTACAGGATGTTGAGCGCCGGGGCGGTAGTATGCGCCCGACGTTGGCAGATATTAAGGATTCGGGTAGCATCGTTGAAGATGCCGATGTGGTCGAATTGATTTACCGGCCTGAAAAGTACGGGATAATTGAAGATCAAAACGGTAACTCCCTGAAAGGGAAAGCGGAAATAATCTACGCCAAACAACGGATGCGGCCAACGGATTCGGTTTGGGTTGATTATAACGGCGTTCGCGGCTTCTCCGATCCCGACGAATACCACGAACAAGGCAAAACCATACCCGCTTTCCCGGCAACTGACTTTTCAGCGGCAAGGCCGAAGTTAGACGAACCGATCCCGTTCTAAAAAAATAATCCGTACAACTTTCCGAAATACCCGTACATTTGTCAAAATTTCAGACATGGCAGAACAAACGGAAAGAAAGGAACGGCAGAGCCGGGTTTGTGTACCGGATAGTATACGGCAATGGATTGAAGGAGCCAACCTATTCAACAAGGCAAACGGGAAGCGCTTGTTTTCAATCCAAAGGGTCATTCAGGTAATCGTAGATGAGGCGGGCAATGACCCGGCGGCATTCATGGCAAACATCGATGAGGCAAGGTTGACCGACACGCGACACAACAGCGGGCGAAAGCCGAAGCAGAAAGATTAAGGTATTTTGGTGTATATTTTGAGGTTCCGCACTTTGGAAACAGGGTGCGGATTTTTTTATTTAAAAAAGTTTGTACAATTAAATAATAGTACAGATATTTGCAGGACAAAATTTTACACCACCATGCAAGAAAAATCTTTAGCCGCCTACCAAAAGTTTTTGGAGGCAAAACGGCATCGGGGGAGCAACTTTGGTATTGAGCCAAATTGGATCCCGGATACAATGTTTGATTTTCAGCAATACGTTGCTGATTGGGAAATTCGCCGGGGCCGCGCAGCCGGTTTCCTGGATACCGGAAGCGGTAAAACGCTCATCGAACTTGTAACAGCTGTTAACTATGTCCGGCATACAAATAAGCCGGTACTTATTCCCACTCCTTTAGCCGTTGCGTTTCAATTCGTCAAAGAGGCTGAAAAGTTCGGAATTGACGACGTTGAGTATAGCCGGGACGGGAAATTCACCAAAAAGATAGTGATATGCAATTACGAGCGTATTCACTATTTTAACCCTGACGACTTTGATTGTGTCATACTTGATGAAAGTTCGATACTCAAAAACGACATGGGTAAAACGCGGATAGTCATGACCGCTTTCCTGAAAAAAGTAAAGTATCGGTACTTGTACACCGCTACCCCATCGCCAAACGATTACATCGAATTAGGAACAAGCAGTGAGGCGTTGGGGTATCTTGGTTATACCGATATGCTCACCAAGTTTTTCACGAATAACGAGGACACGGTAAGCCCACAAGGCATTGGCGTTGAATGGAAACTAAAAGGCCATGCCGAAAACGCATTCTTTCAATGGGTTGCATCTTGGTCGCTTTCCATGCGCCGCCCGTCTGACCTTGGGTTTGATGATAGCCGGTTTGTTTTGCCGGAGTTGCGCGTTACCGATCACGCGGTTGAAAACAAAAAGCCGCTCGTTATCGGAGGTCAGCACCAAATGTTTAACATCGTCGCTAAGACGCGCAGCGAAATTGCCGCCGAACAGCGGGCAACGATTGAAGAACGGTGCGAGAAAGCCGTAGCGGTTGCCAAAGATCACGAGTTCACCGTTTACTGGACAAATCTTAACCCGGAAGCCGATATGGTTGAACGCCTGGACAAAAACGCCGTTCAAATCAAAGGGGGTATGAGGATCGAACAAAAGGAAGAACTGCTTTTAGCCTTCCTGAATGGCGAGATAAAAAAACTTGTTACCAAACCTAAGATTACCTGTTTTGGCCTTAACTGGCAACATTGTAACCATACGGTAATTTTCCCCGGATTTAGCCATGAGCAGTATTACCAAATGATTCGTCGGTTTTACCGTTTTGGACAATCGCGTCCGGTCTTTGTTGATCGGGTTTATTCTGATGGGCAAATCCGCATCATTCAGGCGCTCGAAGTAAAGGCCGAAAAAGCCGACCGCCTTTTCTCAAAACTCAACGAAAATTTGAATAAATCCTTTGAGATTCAAACAAAAGGATTTGACAAACAAATTCAACTCCCGTCATTTTTAAAGTAAAACGAAATGGTAAAGAATCAAGTCATCACCGAAGATTACGCAATTTATTGCTCCGACTGTATGTTTGTCCTGCCGACAATCGCAAGCGAAAGCGTAGATTTGGCGGTTTATAGCCCGCCGTTTATGTCCAATTCTGGAAAGGGCTTATACCAGTATTCCAGCCATGAAAACGACCTTTCGAACAACGACAACAAGGAATCGTTTTTGCGGCAATATGAATTTATTGTCGAACAAATGGCCCGCGTTACAAAGCCTGGGTGTATTAATGCCGTGCACTGCACCGACATTGTTGGCTACGACGGCGATTTGATGGACTTCCCGCATGAGATAAAGGCGCTGCACAAAAAATACGGGTTCAAACACCGCGCAACCGTTACCATATCGAAAGAGCCGCTCGAAGTTCGGCGTCGCACTATGGTGCGCAGTTTGATGCACAAAATGATCGTGGAAGATTGTACGGAGGCATACCCGACAATGCCGGACTATCTGCTCATTTTCCAGAAACGCGGCGAACGTTACGCCCCTGTTACGCACCCGTTTGGGTTTACGCATTACGCAGGGTCGGAGCCTCTTTTGCCTCATATGGTAAAGGCGCTGAAAGGCCAAATACCAAACCTGATTTCCGAAGGCGTTTCGATGGATGAAATAGACGAGCAATTGGCCGTATTTGAGGCGCTCAAAAAGCGCTACAAAAATTACGACGGCGACCAAATTGCAAACCGTCTGTCTCATAATATTTGGAGGCGTTACGCCGATAGTGTTTGGCAGGATATCCGAATAGGCAACGTTTTGCCGTTTCAGGACGCGAAAGAAGATGACGACGAGAAACACGTGCATCCTTTGCAATTGGACGTAATTGATCGGGTAGTTGAACTTTACAGCAATCCCGGAGAGGTTGTTTTAACCCCATTCATGGGGGTAGGCAGCGAGGTTTTTTGTCCTGTTTCGATGGGCCGCAAGGCTATCGGCATTGAATTAAAGGAATCGTATTTCAAACAGGCTATTGCGAACATGAAAGAAGCAAACCGGCGTTTTGATAAAGCAAGTCAATCGGAAATGGATTTTGGCGAAGAAAAAACAGACTGGGTGCCGGTTGAAGCATTTGATTAAAAATGATAAAAACCATGTATAATTTAGTTATATTTGTACATGGTTTTCATCTATGGATTAATTGACCCGTTTACCTTTAAGGTTCGATATATCGGCAAAACGATAAATCTAAAGCAGCGATTTGACAGGCAAATGAACGAATGTTCAAATACGCATCGCTGCCACTGGATTCAGTCGTTACGGAAGAAAGGCAAAAAGCCTACGCAGGTTGTTTTGCAGCAATTAAATGACGACGAAGATTGGCAAGCCGCTGAAATAAAGTGGATCGCTATTGCCAAAAAATATGGATGGGATTTGGTTAACGGCACAGACGGCGGCGATGGTGTTTTAAATGTTTCAGGCGAAGGTCGGGCACGGATGCTGGCAGCCTGGAAAGGTCGTAAGCATAAACCAGAGACGCTACTAAAATTGTCGGAAAGTTCTAAGGGTCGCGTAAAACCAGAAAAAGCAAAGGATATTGTTAGCCAAAAAATGAAGGGTAGAAAAATTGAGTGGGCCGATAAGTTGCAGGTTAAATTAAGGAAGTTTGATGACGAGAAATTAAAGGCGGTTTTATCCGACCTGGAAACGATGCAAGTAGCAGAAGTCGCAAAAAAATACGGCGTTCATCGTACGACAATAACAAAAATAAAGAGGGGTACGTATAAGACATTTAAACAAAAAACGGTCAACTATAAAAAGCCGAGGCGTTACGAAAAATTATGACCTACACAGTAAAAACATCCATCCCCGAACACATATTGCAAGCCGTTATCGACGAGGTTGAACGCGCAAAAGCAAAGTTTCCGCAATGGCCTACGTGCATCATTCAATCAGCCGCCATAGTTGGGGAGGAAAGCGGGGAGTTGATACGGGCGGCAATCCAATGTACGTATGAGGGCGGCAACGAATCGGACTGCCAAAAAGAGGCCATACAAACAGCCTGTACTGCTTTCAGGTTTTTGGAGGCCGTCGAATCAAACAAGCACATTTACATGAAAACTTACTAAGTTTACAGCAGACTTTTCATGAGATTATTACGGGAGCGCCTCCAAAAGTGGGGGCGCATTTTGTTTTAATCGGGAGAATGGTTATATTTGTATTTCATTTGGTATTTTTGGGGAAATGGCCCGGCGAGTTGTGAAACTTTCCGGGCATTTTTTTTGGGGTAAAATTTGGATAGGATAAATAAATGTACTACTTTTGTCCTATGCTTACAGCCGAACAAAAAGCAATCTTAGCCTTTGCCCGTAACGTTGGCGGTTC